CCTCACGCAGCTGTACACTGCTGTCATTTGCATTGCCGTCTGCTCATTGACCGGTTTTCCCGCGCTAGTGCTTCCGAAAAAGAAGCTGTAGCGGCTGCCACCGAGGGCATCTTTAGGCTTGTCCCGCGCCTTAAATATTCCTTGCAGTATTCCCATAGACATCACTCTCCTTTACTAAAAAACAAGCAGGCCACGATCGTCATAGATCGAAGCGCCACTTTCGTTGCCACACCGAATCGCCCGGTCAAGGGCCATAATGGTTGCGACAGCGCCGTCGATTTTTTCGGTGGATTTCTCTTTGTCCGCTTTGATGTTGCCTGCCGGGTCGGTGCGGATATAGATGTTGTCCATCATCCAGCGCAGGACCGGGTGACCACCGTGGGCAAGCTTCTGTTCTAAGGTTAGCTTCATTAGTTCTTTTGTCGGTGGGCTCATATCCTTGAAGCCCTGACCGAACGGAACGACTGTAAAACCCATACCCTCAAGGTTCTGGACCATCTGCACAGCACCCCAGCGGTCAAAGGCAATCTCGCGAATGTTGTATTTCGTACCCAGCTCCTCAATAAAGCTCTCGATGAAGCCATAGTGGACCACATTGCCTTCAGTGGTTAAAAGGTAGCCTTGCTTTTTCCAGACATCGTAATTCACATGGTCACGCCGCACACGCAAATCGATGTTGTCCTCCGGTATCCAGAAGAACGGGAGCACGACAAACTTGTCATCTTCGTCCAGCGGTGGGAATACCAAAACAAAGGCAGTAATGTCGGTGGATGAGGAAAGGTCAAGACCACCGTAGCAAACCCGGCCTCGTAAGGCTTCCGGGTCGACCGCAAAAGCGCAGGCATCCCATTTGTCCATCGGCATCCAGCGCACAGCTTGTTTGACCCATTGGTTCAAGCGGAGCTGCCTGAAGCTGTTCTCCTCGGCGGGATTCTGGCGGGCCGACTCAAATGCTGCTTTGACTTTATCTAAGCCGACTGTAATACCGAGGGAGGGATTGGCTTTTTTCCAAACCTTCGGATCAGTCCAGTCGTCCTCTTGCGCTGCACCATATATGACCGGATAGAAGGTCGGGTCATTTTTTCTACCATCAATGATATCCAGGGCCTTCTGATGGACTTCCCAGCAGATGCTGTTCTGATTATCTCCGGCGGTCGTGATCAAAAAATAGAGCGGCTGCATTCTCGCATCGCCGCTGCCTTTGGTCATAACATCGTAGAGCTTTCGGTTTGGTTGGGTATGCAGCTCGTCAAATACAACGCCATGGGTATTGAAACCGTGCTTGTTGCCGACATCGGCAGACAGCACTTGATAAGTGCTCCCGGTTGGTAAATAAACAAGCCGTTTCATGGAATCAAGAATCTTGACTCGTTTTGCGAGTGCTGGACACATCCGCACCATATCTGCTGCAACGTTAAAGACGATAGACGCCTGATTACGATCGGCGGCGCAGCCGTATACCTCAGCGCGTTCCTCATTGTCGCCACAGGTTAGCAGTAGAGCAACGGCAGCGGCGAGCTCTGATTTACCCATCTTCTTTGGAATTTCCACATACGCAGTGTTGAACTGCCGATAGCCGTTGGGCTTGATGGTGCCAAAGATATCCCGAATAATCTGCTCCTGCCAGTCAATAAGTTCAAAGGGCTTTCCGGCCCAAGTGCCCTTGGTGTGGGAGAGCGCCTCAATAAAGCACACGGCGTAATCGGACAGAGCCTTGTCATAGATTGAATCCGATGCTTTAAATCGGGTGGGTTTATATTTCTTCAATTTTCTGATACACCGTCACCTCCTTTCGCAGGGCATAAAAAATACAGCCCATCATGGCTGCATAACGAGGAACAGAGCCGGTTGGCTCATGTCCCAAGAAGCTGAAGTTTGTTTGTGTTAGCTGTTTTCCTTATGCAGCAGGAGCTCAAGGGCAAGCTGCGTGTCTGGGTCGGCGGGCTCTATGTCCCAGCCCCTGTCGTAGTTGCATACGACCTTGCCATCACGCTTGAGCATCAGCTTGCTGATCCTGCCGCCGTCGATCCCGAACTGGGAACCTTCCTCATAAACCTTCATCCAATAATGAAAAATGCTGTCGTGAATCTTAAGGCTTCCTTCTTTCCACATGGCGTGTACCTCCTTCGTTTTTGTATGTGTATATTCGCTCTGAAAGCACACAATAGCAAGTCAATTCAGAGATATAAATGCACCAAATATCGTTATGAAAGGGATGTGTTTTACGCCTCACCGGTTAGGATGAAATGGGCATATTCTTTGCGGTTTTCTTCGAGGTACACGACCAGCTCATAAAAACCCATGTCGTTTGCGATACGCTGCACCGTTACCACATCGAACATATTCGTCAGACCGGTGTCGCGTATGGCCAAGATCTGCTTTCGCACCTTATCGGTCATCGTCGCACCTCCGGCAAAGGTCCTCGCCATAGACCACGTTAAGTCCGCTACCGTTGTCCCAGCTAACCATGATGCTTGCTGTGTCATCCACACCGGTTACGGTGCCTTTGGTGCCTATGGGCGGAGCCTGCACATCATCCATGCGAAGAAGCTCAACGCGGCAACCGGTCGGAAACTGGTGGCGGATGCGCTCGACTACTTCTTTATTCGGAAATCTCATCATCAGTTGCCTCCTTTTCATTCAGCAGGGCATTTACCGCTTCTACTACAGCGGGGTCGTCGGTAGCGGCGTCCAGGTCCTCTGCGCTGAAGCCTTTCTTGGCTCCCGTTCGAAATGCGGCGCTACCGGCCAGGTTCCGAAGAAGCGTCCGGCGCGTTTCCTTGAACTCATCGCCAATGAAGCCGAGCCTAAGGAGGAAGCAGCGGAAGGCGTACTTCTCATTGTCCGTTTCTTTTTCCTTTGCAGTCACACGCTTATGGCTCTTAGCTGCACCAAGCATATGCCCAAGGAAATAAGCAGTTGCACTGATGACCTCAGGCTCCGGAATGCGATCGAACCAAGGGAAGCGAATACGCTCTTCGGTGATCTCAATTTCCAAGCTGTCAGCACCGAGTGCCTTTTTAATAAGAGTTGCTTTGCTGTCAACCATCCTGCGCAGGTTGTCAATCGCTGCTTCGGTGGTGTCTTTCAGCGGAAGCTCGATGCAAAGCCCATCTGTAACTTCCTCGATCTCAGCTTCAAATCCCATTTCAGAGAGGCGCTCGATAAGCTGCTCAGTCTCGCCGTTGTTGGCGTCATCGAAGGAAAGAATGCCGTCTTTGCTGATGGTGAAGTTGTCCACCTGATAAGCACAGGATGGAACACCGAGGTACTTGGCATCGCTTTCGAGAATTTGCGCGATGGCCTGTACCAGTCGCTTGCGGTCGGGTCCGGTTACGTTGTACTTGATTTCCATTTTCAAAACCTCCTATCGTTTTGGTATGTACATACATCACTCTAAAGGCACCATATAGCAAGTGATTTTCGAGAAATATATGTGCCAAATCGAGTCGGAGGAAGAGTTGGTTTATCATCAGCGGTGCCATCGTCAAGCCTTGCTATCCTCACTGGCTGCCACTTCTGCATAGGAGTAGAGCAGACCATCGCGCTGGACAGAAACCTTGTCGCTAGAGCCGACCTGTTCGATGTAGCGCTTGATGATAACGTCACAGAACTTCTCGTCGAGCTCGATAGTGAAGCAGGAGCGGTCAGACTGTTCGCAGGCGATGAGTGTTGAACCACTGCCGCCAAAGGGATCAAGCACCAGGGTGTTACTCATGCTGCTATTCATAATCGGATACGCCAAGAGCGGGACCGGCTTCATGGTCGGGTGATCGCCATTTTTCTTAGGCTTGTCGAACTCCCAGATGGTGGTTTCCTTCCGGCCGGTGTACCACTGATGCTTTCCGGTTTTCTTCCAACCGTAGAGCACAGGCTCATGCTGCCATTGGTAAGGAGAGCGCCCTAACACAAGCGACTGCTTTTTCCAGATGCAGCAGCCGGACAAATAAAAACCGGCATCCACAAAGGCTCTCCTGAAATTCAGCCCTTCAGTGTCGGCGTGGAAAACATAGATGCTGGCGTCAGATGCCATGACCGCTTCGGTGTTTGTAAAGGCATCGAGCAGAAAGTGGTAGAAGGCGTCGTTACCCATGTTGTCGTTTTTGATTTTACCAGCGCTACCTTCATAGTTGACGTTGTACGGCGGGTCGGTAATTACGAGATTGGCTTTGGCACCTGCCATCAGCATTTCAAAGGTGTCTTTCTTGGTGCTGTCACCACAAACCAGCCGGTGTCGTCCAAGGGTCCAGATATCGCCGAGCTTGGTGATGGGAGGTTCCTTTAACTCTGCTTCCACATCAAAATCATCATCATGGATACCGTCTTTGATACTATCCTTAAACAGATCGTCCAGTTCCGCGGGGTCAAAGCCTGTGAGCGATACATCGAAGTCCGCGCTCTGCAAATCTGCAATGAGTAGAGCCAGCTTTTCTTTGTCCCATTCACCGGAAATCTTGTTCAGCGCGATGTTAAGAGCCTTTTCCTTTTCGACATCCATTTCGACCACCACGCACTCGACTTCGGTGATGCCCATGTCGATGAGCACCTTTAAACGCTGATGCCCACCCACAACACAGCCGGTCACCTTATTCCAGATGACCGGCTCGACGTATCCGAACTGTTCAATTGAGCGCTTAAGCTTATCGTATTCCGGATCGCCGGGCCTTAAGTCCTTGCGGGGATTGTAGTCCGCAGGTAGAAGCTCGGCGGTATTCTTTTTCTCAATCAGCATATTTTTTTACCGCCTCTCGTAGTTCGTTATAACGGTCCAGCCATTCCCAGCGAGAAAGCGTTCCGCTGAAATGGCCATAGGTTGCTGTATCTGCATAGATGGGATCACGCAAGTTCAGTGCCTCGATGATCGCCGCTGGACGGAGGTTAAAAACCTCGAGAACCGCTTTGCGAAGAATCTCATCAGAGACAGTACCCGTACCGAAGGTATCAATTTCAACCGCAACAGGATCAGCCTTGCCGATAGCATAGGAGATGGCCACCTGACAGCGTTTGGCATAGCCGCAACGGACGAGGTTCTTTGCGATGGCCCTTGCCATGTAGGCACCGGAGCGGTCAACCTTCGTCGGGTCTTTTCCGGAGAAGGCACCACCGCCATGAGCAGCAAGGCCGCCGTAGCTATCGACCATTATCTTTCGACCGGTCAAACCGGTGTCCGCTGCAGGTCCGCCCTCGACAAAACGGCCGGAGGGATTGATGAGGATTTCAGTCGCATCGTCAAATGGGAACTTCCCGAACACCGGCCACAGCACTTGGGAGATGATCTCACTGCGGAGAATCTCTAAATCCTTATCAGCGCGGTGCTGCACAGAAACAATAATCGTTTTGATGCGCTTGGGCTTGTCATCTTCATACTCGACAGTGACCTGGGCTTTGCCATCAGGACCAATGCCTTTGATGACGCCATTTTTCATGGTGCTATCGAGCTTTTGACAAATGCCATGAGCAAATACGAGAGGGAGCGGAAGTTTTTCTACTGTCTCATCTGTGGCATAGCCATAAACAGTGCCCTGGTCGCCAGCGCCGATCATGGAATACCAAGAGGTATCTCCCGCGCGGGATTCCAGCGCTTGATTCACACCACCTGCGATATCCTTGCTTTGCTGGTGGACGAATACAAACACAATGAATTTCCAAGGGTTGTAGCCGACCTCTTCAAGAACTCTACGGACCACCCAGCGGATGTCTACTTTTTTCGAGCAGGTGATTTCGCCCGCTACGATGATTTTGCCTTTTGTCGCCATGACCTCGCAGGCCACGCGGGAAGTTTTATCTTTGCGAAGACACGCATCGAGAATGCTGTCTGCAATCAGGTCGCAGAGTTTATCCGGGTGACCCTTGCAGACACTTTCAGAAGTTTTGTATTTTGTCATATCATTTTCCTTTCCGGGCGGTTAAGAGCCGCTCCATCACATCATCTTGCGGATTCACACCGCCGTACTCGCCGGTGCAGTTTTCCTTTACGATCTGAAAAATCTCCATCCATAGGCGGTTTGTTTGGTTCATGTAGTTCTGACCCATCGCCACATAGGGGCTCTGAATTGCGTTGCCTGTAGTGGGATGCTTTGCCAAAAAGCCGTATTCAGTGACGGCTTCCTCACACTGAATCCATCTGGCCACGCTCATGGCGTAGCGCTCTAAAAGCTGCGGAGCGACAAGCACTGCACAGCCGCGTTCGTTCAGCCAAGTCCAAGCGGATTTGTAAATCTCACTTGCGACGAGCGTTTTGCCGTCCTTTTGTATGGCTTCGAGCATTTTGTTTGGTTCAGGCATTTCAAGTCCTTTGAGATCTGCTGCATCTTGAAATTCCATCACAGTCAGTTTTCTGCCACCAGGATTGCCCACGGCTATTTTGTCGGCTAAGGGCTTCTTTTTTGCGCCCGCGCCGATACGAGCACCGCCACGGTTGGTACCGTCTTTTGCCAAAAATATCACCTCACTTTGCAGGGCTGGGGCTATTCCCTCGTTTGAAAGCGCGTTTTTTAACACGAAGCCCCACGCCGCTGTCCGTTTTGAATAGTTTTTGAGATCTTACTACCCCCACCGGTCACCGCTTTCAGCGGTAATTCGGGAGTGACAGGATTTACAAAGAGCCA